GCGCAGACGTTGGTAGTACAGACGATTACTTCGTCTGTGGATTTTGTAACTGGTTCTACAAGATTTGGATCTATAGCGGCTAATACGCATACCTTTACTGGTAGTGTTGGTATAAGTGGATCTTTAAGTGGTACAAGTGCTACGTTTACTGCTGCAATTACCCCATTAATATTAAAAGGAACTAATGTTGCTACAATGTGGACAGAATATTATTATAATACTTCTACATTGTCAGGATATATAGGCTCTGGAGATGGATTATTGAGTGGTGCAAATGCAAGTGATTTTATTGTAAGAAGTCAAGCAGATTTTGTTATAGCTACTGGTAATAATAGAAGATTTACTATAGCATCATCTACTGGTGCTGCTACATTCTCAAGTAGTGTAACGGCAACAAGTGCTACATTTAATGGTGATTTAACAATATTTTCAGGCGGAGGAACAAAAGCATACTTTGTAACAAATAGGTTTTTTGGAGTTAATCGTAATTTTCAAATTGCAGTTGATGAATATCAAGAAGGTTCATTTACAATAACACCAAGTACAACAGAAGGCGGTTCAAATTACACTACACCTATTTTTACATTAGGGGCAACGGGTCCTGCTACATTTAGTTCAAGTGTACGAGCAAGCTCTTTAACTACTGCAACTAATAGCGGTTCAAGTATAAATATCACAACTAATGGACAAAGTGGTGACTCTGGTTCTCCATTAGCAACTGAATTAACATTTAAAGGTTTTAACGGAAATAATAATGGTAGAATATTAGTAAATGATGTTTCCAATTCCGCACAAGTTGGGAATATGCAATTTTTTACATACAATGGTGGTCAAGTATCTTGTATGACTTTGACACAACAAGGAAATGTATTTTGTAATAGTCTTGGAACTGGGTTAGTATATTCAAATGGTGGAGTTTTAACAAGTACAAACCCTTCAGATGAAAGGTTAAAAGATAACATTACAGATATTTCTTGGGGGCTTAGTGATATATTAAAACTTAGACCAGTAAGCTATAATTGGAAAAATGATGAAATTAATCAAGGAGTTCAATTTGGATTTATAGCACAAGAGGTACAAGATGTAATGCCAGAAGCTATTAAAGAGTTTGGAGATGATGTTAAATACTTAGGTCTTGAAAAAGATGCTATCTACGCAACATTGGTAAAAGCCATACAAGAATTAAAATTAGAAATAGAAGAATTAAAAGCATTGATTGCAGCTAAATAATTTTACCTAAATTTGTAAAAATACCAACTATGAAGAAGATTGAACTAAACGAAGAGCATTTAAAGTCATTAGAGGCGTTTATAAACACTATTCCTACAGCCTATGGATTACCATTGCTGAAGTTCTTTGGTGAGCTAAATGAGGCTCAAAATGGCCAACAAACGGATTCTAAAGAAGTAGAGGTAGAAGGATAATGAAAGACTGTGGATATGCTATACGAAAGGCTTATTTCGACAAGATAAATGCTAACAACTATGAGTTATCGGTATATGATACCATAGCTCCAGATGGTGCCGAGCCTCCATTCTTGTTGATAAGTTCTCAGACATCAGTAGAGAATAGTGACAAAACAAGCTATAACTTTGATGTAAGCATACAGTTTGACATTGTATATAGGACATTTAAGTCTGGAGAGGTAGGTCAAAAGTCAGTAGATGAATGGGCTAATGGCTTATTGGAAATCATAGGAGTAGCTCCTGCAGATTATCCAAATGCTTCTCCAGATTTCAAAATAGTAACAAGGAATATGGTGTCAAACCAGGCTACTTTTGACTATGTAGAAGAAACATATATTTTTAGAAGAGTTATAGTGGTAGACCATTTTGTAACTCAAATAGCGTAATATGTACTTATATAAGATACTGAACAAGAATACTGGAAAGGCTTATATCGGACAAACAGTAAATGAGCCAAGAGTTAGGTTTAGTTACCATAGACAAAGGCTAAAGAAGGGTACTCACGACAACGAGTACCTTCAGCGTTCTTTTAATAAACATGGCATAGATTCTTTTATGTTCTATACCATCTTAAAAACTGATGACTTAGAAAGTCTTAATCTTTACGAAGAGCAGTTTATTAAGATTCTAAGAGCAACAGATAGGAACTTCGGATATAACATTAGACCAGGTGGTGCTAATACAAGATTATCTGAAGAGACTAAAAGAAAGATAGGCTTGTCAAGTATAGGTAGGAAACAAAGTGAGGCACAAAAGAAAGCAACTTCTGAAAGAAGTAAGGGTAATACTTGGGGGAGATTGAGTAAAGGGAAGATTGTAAGCGAGGAGTCTAAAAAGAAGATGTCAGAATCTGCCAAGTTAAGAGGGAATGACAACCTTAAAAAGCCATGTATGGTTTACAGAGATAATGGTAACTTTGTGGGTGAATTTGACAGTAGACTAAAGGCGAGTCAATTTATGGGAATAAGTTACACGCACTTTAAAAGATTAAGAAGAGATAATAAGATTATAATTAAATAATAAACAAGTTTTTAAACATATAAAAAATAAGTAATATGGCTACCACAGGAATTTTTAACGGAAGTTTGCTTGTCGTAAAGATAGGCGGTGTTGCAGTTGCACATTCAACTTCATGCTCTTTATCAGTATCAACAGACTTACCAGATTCTACTACAAAAGATAGTGGAGGATGGGCTCAACAAATTCAAGGACTTCGTTCTTGGTCAGTATCAACAGACGGATTAGCGGTAATCGAATCTGCTGCTGCTGGTGTAAACGTAGAAGATTTATTTTCTTCTGTAAGTTCAAGAACTGATGTAACTTTGACTTTCTCTACTTTCGTAAGTGGTGACAAGATTTGGACTGGAACTGCAGCGGTTGAGTCTTTAGACTTTACTGGTGACATGGAATCTCCAGCTACTTTCTCTGCATCATTCACTGGAACTGGAGCATTAGTGATGACTACCAACGCATAAACTAAAAACCAAATATATGAGAGGACAATTTAACCTATCACTTTCTGATGGTAAGGTAATACCGCTGCGTTTCTGCACATGGTCTCTAAAGAGATTCTGTCAGTTACAAGGTATAGGCCCAACAGAGATAGGAACAGCTTTAAGCGGTGAATCTGCTTTAGATGCTATCGTTAATTTAGTAAGGTCTGCTGCTGAATACCCTTTCTATAAGGAAGGAAGAACGCCAGATTTTAAGGAGATTGATGTATGCGATTGGATAGATGACATGGGTGGTATCGCTGGAACACAGTTCCAAGAAATCATGGCTGCACTATCAGAAAGTATGAATAGCGGATTAGAGCAACCTGGTTCTACGTCAACAGAGGCTGGTGAAGAAAAAAAAAATTAGAATGGATTGACATAGAAAGATATACAATGGGGGAGTGTCAAATACTTCCCCATTTGTTTTGGGAGATGACCATGGCTGAATTAGACTTTGTTTGGTATGGTTATAGGCATAAAGAGGAGCAAGAATGGGTGAGGTCAAGATGGCAAACTACGATACTTGTCAATATGCAGCTACCTAAAGGTAAGAAGGTTAAACCTACCGAGCTTTTAGAGTTAGATTGTGATAAGAGGAATAGAAAGAAGAAAGTTAAGATAATGACTAACGAAGAGTTAGAAGAGGTACTAAAAAAATACGAAAATATTAAACCAGTATAATAATGGCGAATCAAGAAGGTGTTGATATTATAATTAAGGCCACAGACCAATACACTAAGACTATTAATAACATTACGGCCTCTAATGAATTGTTTGGCAAGAGTGTTAAGAATATTGAGAAAGAGATAGCTGCTCTTCAGAAGTATATGATATCTCTGAAGGTAAATGGGATGGACACTACAAGTGTAGGCTTTAAGATTCTTCAAGAAAAATTACAATCATTAAATACAACCTTAAATCAAACTAAAAATGCGGTTAATGGTGTAGATAATGCTTTAGCTGCAAGCGGAAATAACTTAAAGAAAAATAATCAACAATGGACTAACCTTTCGTTAGTTATTCAAGATTTACCTTATGGTTTTAGAGGTATTCAAAATAACCTTCCTGCTTTACTTGGCGGATTTGCTGCAGTTACTGGGCCAATTTATTTAGCGTTCTCTGCAATCATCGCAGTTTTAACTGTTGTGGATGAGAAGATGAGGCAATCTGCATCTGCTGCAAAGAAGTTAAAAGATGAACAAGCTAATTTAAATGATGAGATATTACAAAGCACACAATCAGCAAGAGAACAAGGTATATTATTAAAATCATATATAGACATTGCAAATGATGCAACATTATCAGATAATGTAAGAAATGAAGCATTAAAAAAAGCTAATGAGTTATATGGTGACCATAATCAAAAATTAACTTTAGCAAATATTAATACAAAGGCTGTTAAAGAAAGTGTAGATGGTTATATACAGAGTCTTATACAAATGGCTGTTGCACAAAAGTATTCTGACCAAGTTGCAAACAATATCATAAAAAGTGATAAAATACAAGCAAAACTTGATGAAAAAAATATAATAAGGCAAAGATTAACAGCAGAAGTAAGAGGTAAACAAACAAACGAATCAAGAGATTTATTAGATGTTTATGAAGATTTAAGAAAGGTTAATAAAGAAATATTTGATATAGAATCAGAACAAGCCAAAAATGTTGCTGAATTAACAACTTTAACTGATAAATATTCTAAATCGTTAGTTTTAGCTACACAGCTTAGTGCAGAATTTGGTAAGGTAGAAGAAAAAAAGGGTGATGGTAAAACAAATGCGTCAAAAATTAAAGTTTCAACAGCCTATGAAGAATTAGCTCAAGAAGAATATAATTTTTATAAGGATAGTATTTTTAGAGCTGAAGAGTATTTTGTTAAGCTAAATAATATTCAAAAAAATAATGCTTTAATGGAGGCTACCATTAGAGGTGCTTCTGCAGAGGAATTATTTACAATACAACAGACTTACGAGCAAAAAGAATTAAACTTTAGACAAAGTATTGAAGATAAGAAGTTTGCTATAAGACAACAAAGCGAAGAAAGACAAAAACAATTAACTAAGTCTTATGATGACCAAAAGATAAAAGACCAAGTTACTTTTACAAATAATTATATAGCAACATTAGACGCACAACTTAAAGCACAAATGCGTCTCAATAGAAATAATGTAGCATTACAACAAGAAGATGTAAAAAATAAACTTATACAATTAAAATTTGCACAAGTATTTGCTGCTGGTAATGTTAAGGCTTTGGAAGCTATTAATGCTGCTATTTTAAAATTACAAGGTAATTTAACTGGATTAGGTGATGTAAGTACAACTGTAAGTAGTATTTTATCCGCTTCTTTACAATCTACATTTGAAGGAATTGGTCAATCTTTAGGTGAATTAGTTACTACTGGTAAATTTAATTTTGGAATATTAGGTACTATATTAGCTGATGCCTTAATTTCAATAGGTAAAGCATTAATATTATACTCTTCACTTGTTCAAGCTGCTAAAAAAGCTATTGAAGCTGGTCAAGTTAAAGCAGGATTGATAATTGGTATTGCTGCGGTTGCTGCTGGATTTGCACTAAAAGCATCAATGAATAAAAAACAAAATACTGGAGCTAAAGAATTTGCTAATGGTGGTATTATATCTGGGCCTACTTACGGTTTAATGGGTGAATATCCTGGTGCAGCATCTAATCCAGAAGTTGTAGCTCCTTTAGATAAGTTAAAATCTTTAATTGGAGGTGCAGGAGGAACACTTGAAGCAAGAATAAGTGGAAATGATTTACTAATTTTAATGAATAAAGCAGGTAGAAATAACCAAAATACATTCTAATAATGGCATTTATAAATCCAAAATACGAACTAATATTTAACGATGTTTACCAAGGAACATCTGGCACAATCGATGTTTATAGAGCACAGATATATAAAGATGGTTATTCAAGCAGCACTATTTATCCTATAACTGGTACAGATAGTCCAATTACCATAGAAACAATAGACACAGAAGGTAATGCTTATACGCCTATTATGTCCTCAAGGTTGACCTTGAACATATTAAAGAATTACAATCAAGCAACTAACTATTTTGACTTATTAAATGACTTCTTTTCTGCTGATGATAATGATTTTATGATTGTTATTAGCAAGGGTACTTATAATTATTCTAGTTATACTTGGACTTCTACTATATGGAGAGGATTCTTTTTGCCAGTTGATAGTATACAATATTCTGCAGTAGGAACCAATGAGTTTAGCTTGACATTTGTTGATGGTCTATCAAGGACTAAAAACAAAAAATATTACTTTAGTACAACAGATGGTATAGGGTATTTCCCAGATGAAAAAATAAGCATTAAGGATTTATTAGTTGAATGCTTGTCAGAAACAGAATTTACATTAGATATTTGGATAAATGAATACTATAAAACAGCCAATATAGCTTCAAGGAACATAGAAAATATGTACTTAAAAAAGAACTATCTAATGGAGCAATATGGTGAATATTTAAGTTATTATAATATTTTAGAATACTTATGCAATAGGTTTGCTTGGGAGTGTTATTATAAGGATGACAAATGGTATTTAACTTGTTATGGTGCTTTAACAAGAGAAACTTCTATTAGCTATTATGTTTATAATAGTTCTGGTACTTATCAATCAACACAAAGCGTTGGAAATACTACATCAGTGGCTATAGATGGTAGTAATAATTTTAAGGCAATAGGTGAATCTTTAATGATTAGCTTTAATAGAGCACAAAAATCATATACTCAGTTTAGTCCAATTTATAACGTAAAACAACTTGTAAGTAACGGATGGTTTTTATCTTGGTCTGGTACTAACAATGCTGATGCTTGGATTGAAACTGGTATGATTGCAAGTAAATTAGACCCCACTTCTGGAGGTTTATATACTGATGATTTAACTACAACAGCTGGAGAAACCAATAAAGCTATAAGGTCATTTAATAATACTGTAAAAGCTGGTGATTATTTAACTTTGGCTTGGTCTGATTATACATTTGATTGTACTGCAAGATATTGGGTTAGGATTTTACCAGATGACAACTCTGGTGCTCAATATTTGGATAATACTGGTACTTTTTCAACTACAGTATATTATCTAAATACTTATCCAGTCTCTTTCCCTAAACAAGTGTTAGTACCTATTGATGGTAGTATTGATTTTGTTATTTTAAGACCATTACAAATTAATCCAGGTGGATTCTTAGAGCTTTATTACTTTATATGTCAAAACGTAGGCCCTTCTTCTCAAATCTATAATTATGATTCTTATAGAGAAATAGGCAGTAAAAACTCTGAATTTAAACCAGAGCAAACAGATAATTATTCTTTAGGTTTTATGTATAATGATATTTTTAAGAATAATGATTCTGGAGCAAGAGCAGCTAATCAACCAGATGATGTTTCAGCATCTTCTTATGTTGGTATGTATACAGATAACTTAAATGGTGGATTTGCTAATCAGTTTGGTCGTAATGGTTCTGGTAGTACAGAAATATTTACTTTAGTTGTGGAAGATATTGGTATAGACCAAGTTCAGAATCAAATAGTAATAGATGGTCAATTTAAAAGCATAGGATATTCACTTAATAGCAAGTTTACATATTCTTATGATAATACTAACACATATACATATTTATTAAAATCTTATAGATGGAATCTTAAACAAGCAATACAAGAATGTATCTTAAAAAAGATAAACTATAGTGGCACAACAATAAATATTGATGTATTCAAAAATATAAATACAAGAAAATAAAAATTAATTAATATGCCTATAACATCTGGTTCAAATATGGTTCTTTATAATTCATCAGTAAGCGGTAGTAATGTTTACGGTGCTTCTACTAATTGTTCATTTTCTACAAGCTCATCTCTTGTTGAAGTAACAACTGCCGTTTCTGGCAACTTCAAGGAGTTCTTGCCTACTAATATGGAATTTGAGATTAGTGCTGATGGATTTATTACAAGAGATTTTTATGATTACAAGGACTTATTAGATGCTCAAATTGCTCGAACTAAATTAAATGTCAAGTTCCAAATAGTTAATGCTGACGGAACTGTAACAATTAATGCAGATGTTTATGTAGCTTCTATAGACTTAAATGGCCCATTAGAAAGTCCTGGCTCATATTCTATATCATTAAAAGGAACCGCACCATTTACATTTGTATAATATGCAACATCTTAGAGACTATATACTTATCATTGGATTCTTTTTCTTAGGCGTATTTGCCTATGAGTCACTTCACAAAACCGATAAAAAGGCTGACTTTAGTGATATGAGGAACTATAATAAGATAAAGGAGGTTCATGATACTTTGTACATAAAAACGTACAGAAATCGGTACATAAAGGGGGATTCTATCCCTTTTGTGATTATAGCTACAGATACCACTATTATTCATGATACAGCTTATATTCTACAAGACTACAACGTAAGCAGAGCTTATTCTGACACTATTAATCAAGATTCTAATATCTTTGTGATAGATGATACTATCAGCCAAAATCGTATCAAATCGAGGTCTTTTAAGTCCAAGATTACCGAAAAAACCATCTATGTTAAGGAGTTTTATGCAGAGAAAGCTAAGTATAGGCTTTTTTACGGCATAAGAGGCGATTTTAGCTCATCTAATGGCTTAGAAGTACTAAGTCCTGGTTTGATGCTAAGTGCCAAAAATAAGGCTCTAATAGGTCTTAATCTTAATATTAATAAAAATAATAATATGAGTTACTCTGGTAGCTTCTATTTTAAAATAGGTAGAAAATGATAAAGTTTATAAAAGATATGTTTTCTGGAGGTTCAGAGGTTAGTTCAAAAAGGGTAGCTGGTATGCTTTCTTTGTTATGTGCAATAACTGGGATATTTGCAGCGTTATTATCTCAAACTGCTTTTGACTCATTGCTTATGTATTCTGCTACTTTATTGTCAGCAAGTGTTGTAACATCAATTTTTAACAAAAAATAACCATGTCAAACTTTAACGATTTGAACTCAGATTTAACTCCAGTAGGAATAACATTTACAGCCGTATCATGGCTTAATATTTTTGGCATTGTGCAAATCAATCCTTTGCTACAATCAATAGTTTATTTAATGACTATTGCTTGGTTAGGAATGCAGATGTATGGCTTCTTAAAAAAGCAGTTTAATAAAAAATCCTAATTTAGTGCTCCATGAGACTAACAGCACATTTTACTTTAGCAGAATTTACTCGTAGCGAATCAGCTAAAAGACATGGTGTGTCTAATCAGCCAACCCCAGAACATATACAGAATATTAAAATACTTTGCGAAAGAGTATTAGAGCCTATTAGAATGAAGTTCGGCCCTCTTATCTTATCATCTGGATATAGAAGCAAGGTTCTCAATCATTACATTGGAGGTAGCTTAAAATCACAACATTGCGAGGGAAAAGCGGCAGACCTGGACATGGATGGTGTGGATGGTGTAACAAACAAAGAGATTTTTGAATACATAAAGAACGAGCTTGAATTTGACCAATTAATAAATGAGTTTAATTACTCATGGATTCATGTAAGCTACAACTTAGGCAAAAACAGAAAGCAAGTATTAGATGCTTTAAAAGTAAACAATAAAACTGTTTATGCTATCCACAGAGACTAACCAAACCAACCAATATGGCATCGAAAAAAAATGTGCTTGTCATAGGAGACACGCACGAACCATTCTGTCATCCACTTTATAGGAACTTTTGCCTTGAAGTGGCTAACAAGTTTCAATGCTCCGAAGTAGTACATATCGGAGATGAAGTAGACAATCACGCAATCTCTTATCACGAATCAAAGCCAGACGGTCATGGAGCTGGAT